ATTTTTTCAAACATATACTACTCAAGATGCTATACGAAATAATTTATTAAATTTCTTTTTAACAAATCAAACAGAAAGATATTTAAATAATCAATTTGGGGCAAATTTACGAGCATTTATCTTTGAACAGATATCCACAGATAATATAGATTCTTTAAAAGAAAATATCCAATTATTAATAAACAAATATTTTAGTAATATAAATATAGAAAAATTAGATATATTAGAATACCCGGATAATAACGAAATAAATGTTCAATTAACATATAGTATAATTAACACTGGTATAACAGATCAAGTTCAAATATCATTCACATAATGGCTGTAAATAAAAATATAAAATACATAAATAAAGATTTTAGTGAATTTAGAACTAGTCTAATTGACTACTCTAAAACCTATTTCCCTACAACATATAATGACTTTAGCCCAGCATCACCAGGAATGATGTTTATGGAAATGGCGGCATATGTGGGTGATGTTCTTTCATTTTATTTAGATAATCAAGTACAAGAAAATTACTTACAATTCGCTCGCCAATCAAATAACTTATTTGAATTAGCTTACATGTTTGGTTATAAACCAAATGTAACAGGAATAGCACTTACTAATATAGATTTTTACCAAAAAATACCAGCAAAAATATCTGGTTCAACCTATATTCCTGATTTTGACTATACATTATTTATTAATGGAAATGCTACTGTTACAACAACAGGAGGAATTTCATTTTTAATTGCGGATCCTATAGATTTCTCAGTATCTAGTTCAGGTGATCCTACTGAAACTTCCATATATGAAATATCTGGAGGAAATCCAACATATTTCTTATTAAAGAAAACTCGTAAAGCTATATCATCTACAATTAATACAAAAACATTTTCATTTAACTCACCAGTTAAATTTACAACAGTTGAAATAAATGCTACAAATATGGTAGGTATTTTAGATTGTATTGATAGTGAAGGAAATATATGGTATGAAGTAGATTATTTAGGACAAGAAATAGTATTTGATTCGATTAAAAATACAAATACTAATGATCCAAATCTATCTCAATATAGTGGAGATTCTCCATATCTATTAAAATTAAAGAAAATACAACGTAGATTTGCTTCTCGTTTTAAAAATTCAAACACATTACAAATTCAATTTGGATCAGGTACTACATCAGACTCTGATGAAATAATTACCCCAAATCCTGATAATGTAGGTATTGGTCTACCATTTGAACAAACAAAATTAACAACAGCATATGCTCCCTCAAATTTCTTATTTACAGATACTTATGGGATTGCACCCTCAAATACTACTTTAACATTTAGATATTTAACAGGTGGTGGAGTTTCATCTAACGTAAATGCTAATACTTTAACTAGATTAAATAGTACAACTACTTTTTTAAATTCTAATTTAAATGCTGTAACTGCAAATAATATATTTTCTTCATTAGCTGTTACTAATCCACAAGCCGCAAGTGGAGGAGGAGATGGAGATACAATTGAAGAAATCAGACAAAACTCATCAGCCAACTTTGCTTCTCAATTACGTAATGTTACTCAAGATGATTATTTAGTAAGAGCATTAAGTATGCCTGCTAAATATGGTAATATATCTAAAGCATATATTGAACCAACAAAAGCACAAAGTATACAAGCAGGTGAAGCAGCAGGTATTTTAGATTTATATGTTTTAACAAGTGATGTTAATGGTAAATTAAATACAGCATCTGATGCTTTAAAACAAAATTTAATTACTTATCTTTCATTATATAGAATGATAAATGATGCTATTAATATTAAAGATGGTTTTATAATTAATATAGGAGTTAATTTTGATATTATTATCCTTCCAAATTATAACAGTAATGAAGTTTTAACAAAATGTATTTCAGCATTACAAGGATATTTTGCAATTAATAATTGGCAAATAAATCAACCAATTATATTAAGAGAACTTTATATTCTTTTAGATAAAATAGAAGGAGTACAAACAGTTAAAACAGTAAATATTTCAAATAAAGTCGGAACAAATTTAGGATACTCAGCGTTTGCATATAATATTTCAGGTGCAACCCAAAATAATGTAATTTATCCATCAATAGATCCTATGATTTTTGAAGTTAAATATCCTTCAACAGATATTCAAGGTAGAGTAGTATCATTATAAATAAAATAAACAATGGCAGTATATAAAATCTTCCCAACCAAAGATACAACTTTATATTCTATATATCCTGAAATGAATACAGGATTAGATGAAATATTAGAAGCATCTTTAGAAGTAGGAAACTTAGGAACACCTGCTCCTCAAGCAAGTCGCTTCATAATTCAATTTGATTCAAGTGAAATTACAGATGTTATAAATAATAAAGCGTCTGGTTCACAATGGCAATCTAATTTAAAATGTTTAGTAGCTAATGTTACTGCTTTAAATACAGATACAACTATAGAAACATTTGCAGTATCTCAATCTTGGGATATGGGCACAGGAAGATTTGCAAACATTCCTGAAACACAAAATGGTGCTAGTTGGATATGGAGAAATTACCAAGGAGGAACTCGATGGACTACTAGTTCATTCGCAGTAGGATCAACAGGATCTTATTCGTCTTCAGTTTCACCAGGAGGAGGTACTTGGTATATAGCATCATCTTCATCTGCTACATTTGGATATTATACAGATAAAGATATTATTCTTAATACTACACCAATTGTAACTCAATGGTATAGTAGTTCTATTCCAAATAATGGATTTATTGTAAAACAAAAAAATGAATTTATAGATAACGAAAATACTCAACCTAAAATGAAGTATTTTTCAATTGACACTCATACAATTTATCCCCCATGTTTAGAATTTAAATGGGTAGACGCTACATTTAATACTGGATCTTCTACATTACCAACAATTAGAAAAAATCCTATGGTAGTAACTTTAGGAGACAACCCCGGGTATTTTTACTCAGGGAGTATAAATCAATTTAGAGTATATTCAAGACCAGAATACCCAGATAGAATATTTGCTACAGCTTCATATTATACTCAAAATTATTACTTACCAACAGCATCATATTATGCTATTAAAGATTTAGATACTAATGAATATGTAGTAGAATTTGATCAAATATATACTAAATTAAGTATAGATGCTACAAGTAGTTTATTTACATTATATATGGCTGGATTACAACCAGAAAGATATTATAAAGTATTAATCCAAACTACAGTAGACGGAAGTACATTAGTATTAGATAATGATTATTTCTTTAAAATAATTAACGGATAATGGAAACATTAAATTTAAGTAAAAGAACTTATGCTAAAAGCCAGTATCAAAAAGTTATAGATACTAATTTTAATCAATTAGCACAATCACCTTCTGTAACAAATCCAAATGTAATAGTTCCTACTATTTCAATTGAAGAATTTTTTGCTAATTATATTCAAATATTTTTTAACATACCTAAACTTGGAGCTACAAATTCTCATGAGTATCTTGCAAAAACAAGTTTAGAATATATTGGAACAAATCCCGCAAGTGATGAAATAAATGCATTAATTGATGAAATTAATATATTACAACAACAAAATTTAGATCTTAACCAACAAATAATAGACCTACAACTTCCTAAATAATGGATAAAATAGTTAATATTCAAAATGTCGACCCAAATACATTTCAACTGCAAAATTATACTGCAGCTGATGATTCACTTATATCATATTATACAGAAGAAATAACATTTGATCCAACTCAAGATTATTTAGAGTATTTTATTTTAGATTTAAATAAAAATATATTATTTAATAATGTTGCTGGTTATCCAAATTATAAAATTCATAGTACTGATATATTAATAGATCCACAAAGTGATTTAGAATTACAAGGTTATGAAGAAGGACAATATTACACAGTATATAACTTTTTAAGAAGAAAATTATCTTCATCTCCTAATAGTACATTATATATTCAAAGTATAAGTACTGATAGAACTGAAGTAAGATTAAATACCACAAGTATATCTAATTTAAATTTAATTACTTTAACAGATGAATTAGCAAAATCATTAACTGACCCAGCTTCTTCAGATGTTGATTTTTATTTAGATTTTGGAGATAATAAACTAGTAATAGCCAATAATATATTTTTAGATAATACTGATCCAAGTGATCCAACAGTATTAATCAAATTATATGAACCATTACCTATTGATTTTGTATTACAATCTCAATGTTGGATAGTACAACAGGTTGCCGAATCTCAAGCATATCAAATTGAGTTAACAACGGTTTTTGATTTTACTGAACAACTTAATTATATTAGTGGACCTAATTTTAACTTAGCTGTACAGGACCAAATTAACAATTCTACAGCATATATTAACCAAAATACATTACAACAAAATACTTCAATTGCTGGTTCAGGTAGTTTACTATATCAAATTAATAGTATATTAGCTGAAAAAGGTATTGAAATTAATATTGACTACTCAGATTATTCTCAATTTATACATTTTTCATCTGCACAAACAAGATTAGAAAATTTTTATTATAAATTGGCATTAATAGAACAATATACAGTTAGTAGTAGTTACTCAACAACAACAGTAACAAGTTCATTCGCTGCTACTAATCAGCAAATATGGAATACTAAAATAAATGATATTATAACTAATTTTGATGGTTATGAATATTACTTATACTATACCTCAGAAAGTCATGCCTGGCCTAAAACCAATAGCACTGCTCCTTATAAAAACTACTCAGTAGGTTCAGCAACCTCAATTAATTGGTTTACTACTCAATCTATTTCTGCTTCATATTTTGATTCAGAAAATAATGATGCCTTAACTAATACTATACCTTCATATCTAAGAGAAGATCCAAATAACGCCCAATATGAGTTATTTACTCAAATGATGGGGCAAAATTTTGATGATGTTTGGGTTTATTTAAAAGATATTACTAGTAAATTTGATGCAGATAATAGATTAAATTATGGTATTTCAAAGGACATGGTAGCACAAGCTATTAGAGACTTAGGAGTGAAAATATACCAAAACAATTTTTCATCAACAGACGTTTACTCAGCATTATTAGGTTTAACAATTTCAGGTAGTAATTTTAATATACCTAATGTTACTGGATCTTTACCTACTCCTTCTGGATTTGAATATATAAATACATTTATTACAGCGTCAGATCCAAATGCTCTCGAACCTTTGGATGACGTTAATAAAGAAATTTATAAACGCATTTATCATAACTTACCTTACTTACTTAAGAAAAAAGGAACAGTTGAAGGTTTAAGAACATTACTTACAATATATGGTATTCCTGATAGTATAGTTCGTATAAATGAATTTGGAGGTAAATCAACAACCGTTACTAATAATTATGATAACTTTCAAGACCAATTTAATTATGCTTTTTACACCACCAGCTCAGGTTATGTAAAAAAAGATATAATGGTAAGTACTGGCTCGGGGTATGGAATATATGGATCTGGAAGTTACGACCAAGATTATTATGGTGGAGATTCATTTAATGGAAATGGTACATCATCTTTTTCAATTGAATTTAGATTTAAAACAGAAGGTATCCCTACAAATACAGGTAGCTATAACCAAATGTTAGCATATGCTCCTGAAAATAATTTTGCACTAGTATTAGAATACACAGGCTCAGGTTACACTACCGGTTCATATAATGGTGCCCCTGTAAATCCCTATAATGAATATGGAACTTTAAAATGTATAAGTTTATCAAATGGTATTTCATCAAGTTTATATTTACCATTTTTTGATGGTGAATGGTGGTC